AAAGTTATTGATAAGAGTTGTTCTGAGTTGCGCTCATATATTAACGCTCGCTCACAAAAGATGCAGATGAAGCGAGAGTCGATTGCAGACAAAGCGATCTGGACAGCAAAGAAGCGTTACATACTTAACGTCTTTGATGTTGAGGGTGTTCGTTATGAGACTCCAAAGTTAAAGATTCAAGGCATTGAAGCAGTCAAGTCATCGACACCAGAAGTGTGTCGCCAAAAGATTAAAGACGCAATCAAGATTATTCTTACAAAAACGCAATCTGAGTTGCACAACTACATTGATGCGTTTAAGTCTGAGTTTAAGAGTCTGCCGCCAGAAAGTGTTGCGTTTCCTCGTGGTTGTAATGGTATCAGTACATACTCAGACCCAAAAGCTATCTATAAGAAAGGTACTCCAATTCATGTCCGAGGAGCACTAATGTATAACAGATTGATTAAAGACAAAAAATTGGACAAAAAATATCCTTGCATCCACGAAGGTGATAAGATAAAATTCATTTACTTGCGTGAGCCTAATCCAACTCAAGAAAATGTTATTACAATGAGTGAAGAAGGTCTGCCTCAAGAACTAAATCTTCACAAGTATGTTGATTACGAATTGCAGTTTGAAAAAACGTTTGTTGATCCACTCAAGATTATTCTTGATTCAATAAACTGGTCAACTAAGAAGACAATGAGTTTTGATGATTTATAGGAGATAAGTATGGCAAAAAACAATCCGTTTAGTGATATATTAAAGGTACTAGAAAATGAGTATGCGACAGTGGCTGAAGAAGGCACTTCTGCTGACGTTGTGGGTTTTATTGATACGGGTTCGTATGCGTTAAACGCACTTTATTCTGGTAGTATCTTTAAGGGTATGCCATCAAATAAAATTTCAGCTCTTGCTGGTGAAGAAGCCACAGGCAAAACATTCTTTGCTCTTGGTATTGTAAAAAACTTTCTTGATACAAACGAGAAAGCACTAAGCATTGTTTTTGAGTCTGAAGGCTCAGTCACTAAAGAAATTCTCACATCACGCGGTGTTGATACAAAGCGTGTTCTTATTGTACCTGTTGAGACTATTCAGCAATTTAAAACTCAAGCTCTTCGAGTTGTTGAAAATCATCTTAACACACCTGAAAAAGATCGTCGTCCATTGCTGTTGTGTCTTGATTCTCTTGGTATGTTATCAACAACCAAAGAAATGGCAGACTCTGGTACTGGTAAAGAAGTTAAAGACATGACTCGTACCGCAGAGATTAAAGCGGCGTTTCGAGTGCTGACATTGAAGTTGAGCAAAGCAAAGATACCTCTTCTGGTAACAAACCATGTGTATCAGTCCATGGGTATGTTCCCAACAAAGGAAATGGGTGGTGGAGGAGGACTTAAGTATGCTGCAAACAACATCATTGCACTTTCTAAATCAAAGAATAAAGATGCTGATGGTACTGTGACGGGCATTTTCATACGATGTAAGAATCTCAAGTCTCGTTTGACAAAAGAAAATACAGAAGCAAGCGTTATGCTTTCGTATGATAAAGGTCTTGATAGATATTATGGACTTATTGATCTTGCTATTGAACATGGCATTTTTAAGAAAGTTTCAACTAAAGTAGAAGTTGCAGACGGCACTGCACATTTTGAAAAGCACATTATCAATAATCCTACTAAGTATTTTACTGAAGATGTGTTAAAGCGCATTGATGAAGCGGCACAAAAAGAATATAGCTATGGCGCCGTCACTACTGATACTGGTGATATTGTAGAGGAGATGTTAAATGACGCTCACTGATACTCCAATAAAAGACAAATATAGAATTGTATTTGATTCACAAGACTCAAAAAAGTGGTGTGTAGAACTTCTTGCGCCATGCGATCCATTTCACGGCATCATTTTGTCGTATGGAGAGTTCAATATTAAGAAAGATGTAGATGATGATACAAACCCAAAATTTTCATTTCAAACAGAAATTATTTACGTGCCAGAAAGACTGAAAGATGTTACACTACCCGACGAAGCTGAAGATCAAATGCAGACCCTTCTAGGTCAAATCTTGATCGACATTATTGAAAGTAATGTGAGCAAAGCAAAAGCAGAGAATGGTAAGATGTTTCTTGAGTTGGTAAAAGATGATAAATGATCGAATTGAGTCTGTCATTCTTAGTAGTCTTCTCAATGATGAGACATACTGTAGACGAGTGCTTCCTTTTATTAAAGCTGAATACTTTTCTGATGAGTGTGAGAAACTTGTCTTTCTGAAAGTTTCAGACTTCATTTTAAAGTATGATGCCTTGCCTTCAAAAGAAGCACTTGTCATTGCAATATCAAATGACAAACAACTTGTTGACTCTGTAGAGAAGCAAGCAAAAGATGTTGTTGTATCACTTGAGCCAATACGAGTTGAGCAAAAGTGGCTAATTGATCAGACTGAAGAGTGGTGTAAAGATCGTGCAATCTACCATGCACTCATGAACAGCATCAAAATTGCTGATGATAAGAAAGGAAAACTTTCTCGCGGCACTATTCCTAAACTACTAACAGATGCACTTTCAGTGTCATTTGATCCAAACATCGGACATAGTTATCTTGATGACACTGATTCGCGATATGAGTTCTATCACAAAGTAGAAGAGAAGTTTGCGTTTGATCTTGATTGTATGAACAAGATTACAAAGAATGGTGTACCACGTAAAACACTCAATGTTATACTTGCTGGAACTGCCGTTGGTAAATCTCTCGCACTGTGTCACATGGCCGCGAGCTATTTTATGAATGGCAAAAATGTTTTGTACATTACGCTTGAAATGGCAGAAGCAAGAATTGCAGAACGAATCGATGCAAACTTGCTTAACATCTCTCTATCAGATCTTCAAAGCATATCAAAAGATATGTACGATAGAAAGATTGCGGCGATCAAAAATAAGACAGTTGGTCGAATGATTATTAAAGAGTATCCAACTGCAACTGCATCTGTTACTCACTTTAGAGCATTGTTGAGTGAGTTGTATTTAAAAAAGAATTTTGTGCCCGACGTTATCTTTGTTGACTACTTAAACATATCTGCAAGTGCTCGATTGAACCAATCGAATCATGTCAACAGCTACACATACGTCAAGAGCATTGCAGAAGAGTTTCGTGGACTTGCAGTAGAGTGTAATGTTCCAATCTGGACTGCAACTCAAACAAACAGACAAGGCTTCGTATCGAGTGACATCGGACTTGAAAATACTTCAGAGTCATTTGGTCTTCCAGCAACTGCTGACTTTATGATTGCGCTATCATCGACAGAAGAACTTGAGCAGATGGGTCAGATTCTCGTTAAACAGCTCAAGAATCGATACAATGACATCTCTACACTGAAACGCTTCGTGTTGGGTATCGATAGATCCAAAATGCGATTGTTTGATCTCGACCAATCTGCGCAAGATGAACTTGTAGACACCAACATGAAAGATAAGAAAGATACCTCGTCGTTTGATAAATCCAAATTTGGTTCATCTATGATGGCTGAGAAAAAAGATACTGATGACTTTAAGTGGTAGTTTTGTATGTCACGAATTGAATCCAAAGAACGATTGTTTTTGGCTATTATTGCAATCTGTGCCGCAGTTATTTTGAGTATAATTGCGAACAATAAGTAGACATAAATAATTGGTTGTGTGAGACTGATACGACCAATGAAAAAATTTAGACAATACATAACTGAATCTGCTGATAAGAATTCCCATCTTGAACATTTGGAAGATGAGGTGTTCAACGGCGGTGTCAACGGGACTCGACGAGCTATCAATTTCTTGAGAGGCTTGCGAGACATGCTCTCAGGCAGCTCAAATGCATCAGTCAATGTTACTGTTAAATGGGACGGAGCGCCTGCAATCGTTTGTGGTATCAATCCAGAAAACGGAAAGTTCTTTGTTGCAACAAAAAGCGCATTCAATAAAACTCCAAAGTTAAACTATACTCATGATGATATTGAAAAGAACCACTCTGGTCAAACAACTCTCATCGACAAACTTCGCATCGCTCTCGACAATCTTTCAACGTTGGGTATTAAAGGTATTCTTCAGGGCGACTTACTATTCACAAAGGGTGAACTACAAAACATAGAACACAACGGTGAATCATTTCTTTCATTTAGAGCTAACACAATTACATATGCTGTGCCACAAGATTCAGACCTTGCTGGTGCTATTCGTGCAGCTAACATCGGCATCGTGTTTCACACAACGTACACTGGTAAGACTGTTCAAGATATGAAAGCATCGTTTGGTGCAAACATATCATCACTCAAGAAAACATCAAATGTATGGGTGACTGATGCTGATTTTAGAGATGAGTCTGGAACAGCAACTCTCACAAAAGATGAAACCACATACGTCTCTACACGTTTAAGTGAAATTGGTCGACAGTTTAATCGTATGGACTCTGCAATCATCAATGAGATTGTAACAGATGATGAGATTGTTTCATTTATCAAAACATATGTGAATTCTAAAGTAAAGGTTGGCGAAAACATCACTGGCACTCAAAAGTATGCTAAGGGTCTTATTGAATTTATTACAGACAAGTATCAGAAAGAAATTGATAAGCTCAAAACAGATCGCGGCAAACAAGGTCGCAAAGATCGGCTCAAACAACACGTGTCATTTATCAAAACAAATCGTGAACAGTTTATTCTTATGTTCTTGATTGCAGCTCTTATTGCAGATGTCAAAGGTGTTCTGTTAAGTAAGCTACGAAAGGTGAACTCTATTGGTACGTTTTTAGAGACGCCTGATGGATTCAAAGTGACATCACCTGAAGGTTTTGTTGCAGTAGATCACATGAAAGGTAATGCAGTAAAACTTGTTGATAGACTTGAATTTAGTCGAGCAAACTTCACGCTGGATAAAGGCTGGTAAAACTATGAAAAAATTTAAATCATATTTAACAGAATCGAACGAAGACATTCACGAAGAGTCTGAGTATCAGGGCAAGAAAGTTACGTTAAACAAACCATTCAGAACACCTGATGGACCAAAGAAGTTTTCTGTGTATGTCAAGAATGACAACAACGTAGTCAAAGTAAATTTTGGTGATCCAAACATGGAAATTAAGCGCGATGATCCTGAACGTAGGGCAAACTATCGTGCTCGCCACAACTGCGATGATCCAGGTCCTAAATGGAAAGCTAACTATTGGTCATGCAAAATGTGGTCGTCCAAGCCTGTATCAAAAGTGACAGAATCTGCACTAATTAAATATGACTTTGATGTTCTTGATGGACCAAAAACAAAACGTAAAGTTGGCGCAGTTGTTGGTATTAAAGGCACTTCACCTGAAGATGCTCTCAAGCAATACATGATACCACATGGATATCGAAAGAGTGAAATGTCCACAAAAGATGGTATCATCATAGTTAAGGCACAGTGGGGGTATGACTCTCGCGACACTGATACAATGTACTACAAAGTTACTAAGTCTATATAAACCGTAAGGAGAAAATTATGATCGTTAAACCATTGTCACAAGAAACATCGCTTGCATCTGCAACTGACGTAGAACTTGCATCTGTAGTTCGTGTCGTTAATACTGGTAGTGCAACAACTGTAACAATTAAAGATGGTAGCACAACTGTGGCATCTTTGACTGTAGCAGCCGGTGAGGTTTTGAATATTCAAAAAACACCATCACACACATTGCTTGCTACTGCGTCTGTAAAAGCCGTGAAGATTGCTCACACGAACTAATGAAGAGTTTTGTTGAATACATTGTAGAGGCTAATCCTTCCGTCGATAAGCAATATCGATCTGAAGCTCTGCGTGTATTCAATCGGATGATTGCCACACTCGAAAGATTGGTCAAATCAAACTCTATAGATCACATGGAAGTTGAGCGAACAAAAAATCCTGCACTCACGTTCAATTTAGGTAAGTTTATTGCTGATGATAAGTATGAAAATGTGAGTATAATGTTCACATCGTCTACTCGTGAGCGAGCTGGCTCGTATGGCAAACTCTCTGGACAAATTTTTATAGAACTTGCCATTATGAGTAGTCGCAAAAATCGAGATCCATCATTTAAGCCAACCGGAACTTCATACGACGATCACAACGGCTGGATATATTCTGATGCGTTTCTTCGATTTAAAGATGCGAGCAATTATAAACATCTACTCAATGTAATCAAACAGCGTAAAGAAGATGTTCGAGACATTTTTGTTCATGAGTTTGTACATCACATGGATGCTCTTCGTTATAGGAATGTGGCGTATACAGACGTGCCATCATACGACAACAAAACAGGCTATGGCAAAGAATATTTTAATCACCCAAAAGAGCTGAACGCACATACGCAAGAGTTAATCATGAATATTGATGCGTGGTATAAAACATACTACCTCAGCATCGTCACGACACTTAAGAGTCGATTTGTTGGTAAGTTTAATACTGCAAAGAATCATGACCAATATGAAGATGCAATGTTTATGGCTCACAAATTTCAAATCAACTACAACATGTTTGTTCAGTATATAACAGACAAGCAGTTTGCAATCAAAGAGATCAAAGAAAAGATGCCAAGTTCTAAAAAGAATTTTTTTAGCCACTTGACTTCTGATAGTAATAAAAAAGTTTTAGCGCGTTTGTACCAATACTATGATGAAGTGTTGAAAACGCGTTTTGAACTTCTCAAGTCAACATTAGACAAATTGCCAAAACAACTAAACAATCCAGAAGCTGCCGAGTATGTAAAACTACATGCACCTGACGTATACAAGACTCTTCGTAAATTGGGGATGAAATGAAAACATTGGCTGAAGTTGTCAAAAAGAAAACAGCTGTGTTTGCATTTGGTCGAATGAATCCTCCTACCATGGGTCATGAAAAACTTATTGACAAAGTAATTGCAGTGGCCCGCAAAGAAAACGCAGAGCCATTTATTTTTGTTTCTCACACACAAGATGCAAAAAAGAATCCACTGACAAGCACACAAAAAGCAAAATACTTGAGACTTGGTGTGCCAAAAGCTGAGAAGTATATTAAAGCAACCGCATCAATTAAAACACCATTCGATGCGGTTGGACATCTTATAGATCTTGGTTACACAGATGTAATCATGATTGCTGGTGATGACCGTGTGTCAGATTTTAAAAAGTCTATTGGCAGTTATGTAAATCATCCAGATCCAGCTAAAAGTTTAAATCTTAATTCGTTCAAAGTTGTAAGCGCCGGTGCCCGTGATCCTGATGCTGAAGGTGCCGAAGGTATGAGCGCAACAAAAATGCGCCAGGCAGCAGCATCAAATGATTTTGTCACATTTAAACGCGGCGCCTTGTCAAATCTAAGTGACAAATATGCTCGTGAGTTGTTTGATGCCTTGCGTAAAGCAATGAATATTGTAGAAAAGGTAGAAGACATCCAGCGTTTAAAAAATACACTAAACATTCCCCGCAAAAACATGCCTCAAATTAAACGTGAGCATATACCAGATTTTATTAAATTGCTCAATACCCACGGCGTGACCGTTGCAAAACGTAGTGTGAGTGTGCGAAATTTGAAGCCAACACAATCAGAAATTAATATGAACAAGGTGCGAGAAAAGCACGAAAAATTTGTTAATGGTAAAAAAGAGCCAAAGCCATTTATTGTTTCTTACGACAACTTCATATTAGATGGACACCATCAGTTGTTGGCACTACAAACTTTGGATAAAGACGCGACAGTATCTTGTTACATAGTTAGTGTAAAGATGAAAGACCTGTTGCAATATGCGCATGAGTATCCAAAGACAACATATAAAGATATTGACGACTAAATATAGCACTATGAAAGACTTCAAAACATTCATACAAGAAGCAACAGACGGACCTCCATCAGCTGAAGACCGTGTCCGTGAGCGTAATACGCGTGACAAAGGTGCACTCAAAGTTCGCCAAACCAGAGAACTTGAACGTGCTCGTGAACAAGACTTTAGAAAGAAAGAAGCAGACCGCAAAGCTGTGGAAATAAAAAAGAATGCAGAGCGACTGAAAGAATCTGATGCTGATGTAATCAATGATCCAGATGCTGAAGCCGTAAATGAATATGTTGAAGATGGCACAGATGAGGCTGTTGCGGCATATAGAAAAGCTACGCCAGGGATCTGATATACATAGTAGTGAAATGATTTTTGTTTAATGGAGAATAATATGAGTAATGATACAGCAGAAGCAACACAAGAAGCAGAAGTTACAGCAGCACCTGAACTTCCAACGCTTACATCTGAACAAGAAATTGCAGCCCTTCGCAGTGTACATGACTTTCTTTCTAAGTTTGATCGTGTGCCTGGATTTCTTGCCAATCAATGGTCGCAAGCACTTGATACGGTAGCTGTTGTTGCAAACTCGCTTATTAAGAAAGCACAAGAAAACGACACAACAACTACTGAAGCTGAGTCTGATGAAACTGTTACTCAGTAATTTCTGTTGTGAGTTATTATGCCATACTACGAATACGAATGTAAGAAGTGTGGAATCATAGAAGTTCGCCAAAGCATCACAGATAACGCATTGAAAACCTGCCCAGTCTGTGATGCTCAAATTAAACGCATTCTTTCGGCGACAGCTAATCCTCAATTTAAAGGATCTGGTTTCTACACAACTGATTATGTGAAGAAGACGTAATGTCAATCGTTGCTTGCAAATATTTTGACGACATCGGATGGGTCATAGCAAAGAATCGTGACAGAGTATATAAGCCTGTGATTCGTGTGCGCAAATCTTTTCGCACCAATGTTGAACGCCTGTTGTTATGGGACCAAAAGACAAAGTACACTGAGGGTGTTAATGAACACGGTGTTGCAATTGTGTCTGCCAGTATTTCAACAACAACAGATGAGATTGAAGGTGCAATTGCAACAAAGTACAATTCACGCCTCACAAAAACACCTCGCGTGTACTACTCACCGGACGGTTTGAGAATTCGCAAAGCACTCTTTGAGAAAACCGCGTTCGATGCGATTCGCAAAGTTATTGAATTTCAAATACCAGGTAACACTATTGTTGCAGACAAAAACAGATGCTTTCTAATTGAAGCTGGGTTTCTCAACACAAACGAGTATGTGTATGAAGTTGTCGAAGTTCCAACAACTCATATTGCTGTTAGAACAAATCATGGTATTTTTTTACCTTGGACTGGCTATAGTGCTGATGTGCCACAAGAAGTAACAAAGCGCAAAAGTTCTGATGTTCGATATGAAAAAGTAAACGAAGGTCTAAAACGTGCTTCCACGTTTGATCAACTCATTGATGTGCTGTCACTCATAAATGACAGTGATCCACAAATGAACCCGTTGCGTGTAGATCCAAGAAAGGGTGCAATGCGCACATCAGGGCAGATCTTCATTATTCCAAAACACAAAACATTACACTACAGACCTATCTGGTGTGATACCGTGTTCAATCTGGATAAGCTAAATACAGTCAACGAAAAAACTTTCTTTGAAGTAGTGTCAACAAGAAAGTTGATAAGTTTTACAAATCATTCCATCTAGGAGAGTCATGGCATCTATTAAAGATATATCCAAGTCACTTATTAGTGCAGTAAGTGAAGTTGTTTCCAAGAGTTCGGAAACTCGTACTAAATTGAAAAAGACATTGTTTAGTGAAGCACTAAAGAAGTTTAAAGTATCGTCTGCATCGGAGTTGTCTGAGCAAGATAAAAAAGCGTTCTATGCGTATGTTCAAAATCAACTGACAGAAGCTGATTGTTCGTGCGACTCAATGGATGAAGATGATATGCCTGGAGATGAAGTATATCACACTGCTGGAGATGAAGATGCTAAGAAAAAGAAAGAACTTGGTGAAAACGAAGACGAAGAAGATTCGAGCGTTGAAGCCACCGACGCTGAAGAGAAAGACGATCTTGAAGAGCGTTGCTGGGACGGCTACAAACCTACGCCTGGTGTAAAGGCATATGAAAAGGGCTCTTGCGTCAAAGAAGGTGCAGACCCCGATGAGCTTGCAACAAATGGTGCCCTTGGCGTGACTGATGCTTCAAAGCAACTTCCTGTTCATGCTGATGTTCTTAGAGATTCTTCTCCAGTCGATGGAACAACAGAATACAGACTCTTTGCACAATTCAACACAAACACGTTGCCACAGATTGTTCCGCCAGTAGTTTTACCTGGTGCTCCAACGGTTGATGCACTTCGTGATATTGTTGAAGGTCTTCCTTGGTTCTGTGATGTGTGTGAAAGGGCACTTGCTGACGCAAGCGACTCTCCCCATCAAAAAGTAGCAGACGAAACAACTGAAGATATTACTGAAGCAGCTGTTGTTACTGATCTTGATAAGAAAACAATCTCTCTTATCAGAAGAAGTGTTCAAAACGCAAAAGTTGGCGTTATCAAAAATAACGTTAGCTACTCATTAGAAGTAGAACAAGATAGTGCAAAACTTACTGTTACCCTTGAGCCAAGTCCAAAAGCTCCCGGCAAACTTGCCTGGGCTGTGCATGATAATAGTGGCGTGCGAGAGCCAGTATACAGCGCAATTTTTGTACAAGGTGACGAACGCACAAGCCTGTTAAAACTTCAGTCATTGTTGTCTGACATCGCCCGCCGCGTCCCAACAAAATATTACAACCCTGAGTATAACGCACATTCGACGAGATAGTATATGAAGTCGTTTCGTACATATTTGATAGAAAATGTTCAGACAGATGGTGATGTTGCGGTTACAACTGCTCTTCCTGAAATCTATCTTGATATGGACGAAACGATTGTAGACTGGATGAAAGGTGCCGATAGCGCACTTGAGCGCGCCGGCAAGCCATCATGGAATGATCCGTACTGGACAGAGAATCACACTGAAGAAGAGGCTGAAAAGATTAAGTGGCAAATTCTTAACACAACACCAAACTTCTGGGAAGACCTTGACTTTTTACCTGACGGTAAAGCCCTCTGGAACTTTGTGAAGAAGTACAAGCCACACATTCTCAGTGCCTGTGGCACACTCGCTACTACGTGTAAGAATGGCAAGAAACGTTGGTTAGCAAAGTTTTTAGGGTATAAAAACCTTGGTAACATTCATCTTGTAAAGCGTTCACAGAAAAAAGATTTTGCTGTTGTTGATGGTACGCCCACAATACTTATTGACGATTTCATCAAGAATTGTCAAGAGTACAAAGCTCATGGTGGTCTGGCAATTCAGCGCACAACTACTATAGAAGTGATTAGTAAATTAAAGCGTCTGGGATTCAAATAAATAAAGTATAACTTTTAATTGGAGATAATTGATATGGCACTCTGGGGTAAAGAAGATAAAACAACAGCTCGACCAAAATCAGTTAAGCTAAAAGCCAACGGCACACTTGCTCATGATGCATCTGGCAAGAAACTTGTATACTTGTCTAAAGAAGAAGCTATTGCAAACTCTACTAAGGGCGCCTCTGGTGCTGGATGGTACACGGTTCTTACCACTAAGAAAGGTACAGCCGAAGAGCGCACACGTCTTGAACTTCTTATTGCAATCTCTGATGAAGATAGAGAGTCAATTAATAATGTTGAGTTTATAGAAGCAGATTTATTTAATAGTAATGTTCTTGCTAATGGTGGTGCCGCTCCTGGAATAGAAGATCCTAATGGTCGTCCTGGATGGTATTTCAAAAACGATTCCTCTGGAAAAAAGGTTAATTGGTATTATTTTGATGGCCAAGCTCACGATATAAATTTGAGTGATTTTTCTGCGTATGCTGTAGTCACTCTTGATTCTACAACTTCACGTCCATTTTTAGCACTGTATAGCAAACCCACAGGAGCCGGAGATATTATACCTGGGTTTGCTCGCTCAAGTAGGGTATATACTTGGCCAGCAGGCGCCGTTGCGGGAACAAAATATTTGATATATTTTGGACAAAATCCTAATGTTCATTTAGACTTACCAAGAGTTGAATTAACACCAGGAATAACTAGAGGACCTTTCCTACCTACAGAAAAAGTGGCAACTATATCTTTGCACTCTGACTCAGGATCTTCTGTAAATACTGTTCAGTTTGTTGTAGAAAATTTGGGTATTAATTCTACCACAGTGAAAGCTGACGTGGAATTAAAACTCGATGCTAGTGACGTAACTGAAGACGATGCTGGCCTAGAATAATCTTAAACAGAACATTGTTGTAGCTATATGATGTGAACTAATGTTAAATGAATTTGTTGAAAATATGAGCTTGCATTTAACTGAAAAAAATATTGTCATGTATGCCATGAAACACTACGACAATGTTCAGTGCATTGACATTGATGAATTTTACGATGACCTTAAACGCATCAACTACATCAAGCGTTTATTTATTCGATACCAAACAAACACTGAACTCAAAGAGAGATTGATTCTTAATCACTTGATCATTTTGTTTAATGTGTTTCCAGTTGAAGTTGCCACAAATCTTTTGTTCTTCAAGATTGACAGCGATCACTGGTCACAACTCAAAACGTTTCTTGTATACTTAAACTTTATGCCAGACAAACTCACGTTTTTAGAAAACTGTGAGATTCTGACAACTGATATACCACTCGACTCACACATCATAAATGTTTTGAGGAGCTTATGAGAACTTACTTTCAATTTATTACTGAATCAAAAGACTTTTCAAAAGAAGATGCACAGCGCGTTGGTGACAAGCTAGACGTGGATTGGAACAAAGTTGACATCGAACAGTTTAGAATTGGTCTAAGTGTTGAGAGCGAGCATGATGATGGTTCTGAACTTGATGTTGTTGGATCTGAGAAAGATTTGGGTAAAATAGTTCTAGCACACCTCAAGGAACTTCCAGACTACTATACAAAATTAAAGCAAGTTGACGAAGATGGTGTTCCAGTAAATTCGATCTCTGGTGGTGGAATTGCAAACATTCAAGAACCACTCATTCGCAAAAAACCAAAAAACGAAAGCAAATAGTCCCATTAAAAAATTGATAATTCCTATACTTGTGTTACTATTACATGTGGGTAATAATTGGATATTATCATAAATACTTATATGGATGATGAGACGAACGACAAAAAGCCAGACAATCTTTTTGATTCTTTGGGGCTTGAAGTTAAGTTTGGTGATGTAGAGGTGGGTCAAACATACCCTATCTACGGAATGATAACTGAGATACTTTCGGATACGCCAGGTAATGTTGTTGTAAAAATCAACCACAACATCGAGATGCGACTGAATGTTGAAGATGTCGAAAAATTGGCTCTTCTTAAGAGAAGGTGTTTTGAACCAGGTATCTTTGTTTGCCTTGTTAATGAAGTTGATCCTTCTGTGAAAGGCGACTGCACCACAGTTGTATTTGGTAAAAACACTACATCGGAAATGCACTAATATGGAAGGTTTTGTTAAATTACGAGATGACTTGTTTTCTAGCATCAAACAACTCAAGTCATCCATTGATGATGCTATGAACAATATGTCAAAGATGTATGGTAAAGATCATTATGCAATTCAAAGATTGAAATCGTACTATCCCGCGTTAGACAAACAACTACAGTATGCAAACGAACTGGACGAATCAATGCGCAACGGAAAACATGAAGAGACTGCACAAGCTATTACAAGAATACATGCAATCTCTGATATGATTCGCGCTGATGCCAAGTCACTTTTGAATAGTCTACACACAGGAAAGGATATTATGCCAGACACAAATACACTTAACTAAAAAACACATGCGAGCGTTTTTCATTTTTAATAACCTGAAAGTGAATACGTTTGCTCTTCAAGATCAGCCGTTTCCTGGTTTTGAGCTTTTGACTTGGGAGCACGAGTCATTTGTTGATGGAACATTATGGGACATTGGTATCGATGCTGGCTATACTCCGATAGGTATAACCAAAGTTCACGGTCAACTATGGTTGGCACAAGACACGCAACAGATATCAGAGCTTGAATATTTCTTAGGTGTTCAATCTGGATTGACTGAACCAATGAACACAAAAGCCTATATACAAACACACGATGTTGCTGAAAAAGTAGACGCCGTAATATATAGATTGAGAAACATCGATACGAACTACCTCATAGTTCACGATGGAAAGTGGATGATTAAACGGTCGTGATATGTTGACAAGTATATTATTGTTTTTGAACAAATTGTGGGACAACAGAATCGTAATAGTGCTAGGTGCATTTGGTGTTCTTATCGCCTCGTTTTACCTATACTACACTATCGCATCAAGTAGAATATACGAACTCACTCGCCAGAATCAAGAACTTCAGATCATCATTGAACAACAGAAGAAAGCAATTGAGCAGATTCAGCGCGATTACAAACAAGTCATTGAATCGAAAGACGAGTTAAACAAACAAATTCAAGACACACAAACAGAAGTTCAAGAACTTCGTGAGAAGTTGTTTAGAGAAAATCAAGGCAAGCGACCTCTCGAAGAGCTTGCAACAAAGAAAACAACTCTGATTGAAAAGAAGATCAACAAAGCCACTCAAAATGTTTTGAGTTGTCTTGAACTCTTAACACGCGGAGGCGATTGCTAATGAAAACGTTGTGTTTAATTCTCTGCCTGTGTTTATCTGCATGTTCAACGACGTATACAACACCAGTTGAACGACCTCGGCTAGATCTTCCACCACCACCGGCAGTGACTCTTCAATCAGTAAAGTTTCATGTTATTCACAAAAACAATGCTGATAAGTTTTTTAATGATCCAAGCAAATCACCAAAAGATTCTGTTGTAGTTGCATTGAGTGTGCAAGACTACAAGAAGATGTCACTTAACCTAGCCAAATTGAAAGCATATATAAAATCACAGCAAAAGATTATATCGTTGTACAAGAGATATTACGAGGCGAACAAAAATGGCAACAAAGAAGCGCAAAAGTAAAAAGACTGACGAGCAAGCAGAAACGGTTGAAGTCACACCAAAAAAGTTGGATGTATCTTCTGTAGAAGTTACTAAAGCTCCAGTGCCACCTTCTCGTCGTTTGTTTCCATCATCACTCATTGCGGAATTGGATGCAATCAAAGCACGACTCGATGAGATTGAGAAAAAGTTGAAGTAAGCCAATTTAATATTATCTTGCCTGAGCCTGGCAATTTGATATACTGCGTTGCATGTTATATGTCGATTTGAAATACGTTACGACTGTAGGTATACATCTTCGCAACTTTAAGAAAAAGAAAGACAACCTCTTCAATTGTTCGTGTCCTATTTGTGGTGACAGCGAAAGAAAAAAGTCAAAAGCTCGCGGCTACTTTTATCAAAAAGGCACTTCGATGTACTTCAAGTGCCACAACTGTGGTTCTGGTCTTGGCGTTGCAAACTTTCTCAAGAATTACTTTCCTGCATATCACGAACAATACTTGCTTGAGAAATACAAATCTGGTGTAGACACAAAGAAGACAAAAGCATCAGTTGAACCTGTAACAAAAATTGTACTATCGAAGTTTTACTCTGAGAAAGCAATTAAGTTGTCTGAGATGTCAGATGAGCACTATGCAAAGCAGTATGTAATTCGTAGAAAGATTCCAGCCGAGTATTACTCTCGACTTTTTTTTACTGATGATTTTGCTGGTCTTGTTGATGATGTGTTTCCGGGCAAATATGAGAATCTTCAAAAAAACGAGCCTCGACTGATTATACCATTCTTTGATACACAGAACAATCTGACTGGTTTACAAGGTCGTTCATTCTCTCCTGAGAAGTCGCTCCGATACATAACAATTCGTGCGACGAGTAATACTGATTTAATATTTGGTCTTGAGCGATTTGACCCATCAAAAACTGGTTATGTTGTTGAAGGTCCAATCGACAGTTTGTTTTTGCCAAACTGTATTGCTGCTGCCAATTCTGATCTTGCGTCTGTTATTGATAAAACTAAAAACGACAACTTAGTTCTTGTATACGACAATGAGCCGCGCAATCGTGAGATCGTGAAGATGATTGAATCATCAATCAACAAGAATAAAAAAGTTTGTATCTGGACGTCCAACATCGTGCAGAAAGATATAAATGACATGATACTATCTGGCACATCATTGCGCGATATACAACACATAATACAAAAACGCACGTTCAGTGGTCTTGAAGCACAGTTGGAGTTTTGTAAATGGAAAAAAGTGTGAGTTCTGTAGAATCATTTTGTTGGTTGCCGGTTGGATATATGACAGCATTAATGGTTGGTAACACCCCATCAAATTTTATAGAAGTGGATGGACAATCATTATCAAAGATTGAGTATGCAGAAGTCTACGAAGTTCTTCGTGGATCTGTACATGAAGATGCTGATAACTTTTTCTTGCCAAATAGACAACACCTGAACGAAATGTTTAGCCTGTCTGCCAGAATTTTTATAAAAATCCGATAGTGTCAAATATACATAGTACAGATATACTATTGTGTGTTTACCATGAAAAACATATTGCTCTCCATTTTGATTCTTGTTGTGCCACTTTTTGTTCCAATAAGTTCAGTTGCAATCGCCCAAGGGCTTCCAAACGTTGGTTATGCGACATTCAACCTGACGGCCAATAAGTTTAATTGTGAGGGCTACATAAAATCTATAGCTCCATTGGAAGAACTACACATAGCATTTTTGTATAACACATTTGGCAACAACTTTTCTTGCTTAGAACGTTTGCTTGCAGACCCCAGGCTAAAGACACTTGAAGTGAACTTAATAAACGAACCTGGTCACAGAAACAATCGCCTTGGCAAATATGAATTTTTATATAATGTTGGATCTGTTGCAACTTGGAACAAAAAACTTGTTGCAAAAGATGTTGCCTTAAAGCAGAAGTATGTCAACTATGTTAAACCTATTCAAAATGTGTTGTCACAGCATCTTCAGCCACATACAACATTGATGATAAATCCTGGGTTAGAGAGTAATGTTTCCGCAACTGCTGGCCGCGTGTTGATTGCATGGACACGAGACTTGTTTCCTAATGCTCGCATTGTGTGGAATCCACATAAAGCATCGTTGAGCACACGAAGAATTGTTAATGCAGACCTTGTAGAAGGTCACGGACTTTACCCGGCTCTTAAAGAGCCTTGCGTGTACAACATGGATGGAGCTGATGTTAAGTATGCAAATAGACCTGCCCTTGGTGAAAACTCAGGCACAAAAAACTATTTTCATTCTGGTGCTCCTTTGTTTCAACAATTAGAAAAATATGCAAACCGATGTGAAGTTGCTTTTGTGTGGACACAAGAGGGTAACGGTCTTAGTTATAAGCAAGGTTTTAAAGACCCTAGAACGCGCAATCATTTCATACCAACTTCGATGTATAATCAAATCATGCGAGATATTATTGCTGTACAAAAGCGAGGTCGCATTGCACCTAAAAGTGACACATACACAGCTAAAGACAATAGTGTTGTTTCATCGTGCAGTATTGTGTCCTCTAACTTTGAAGATGGTCTGAAGTATGGTAGACTATTAAAGCAGTCTGAGTTTCCAGACCGTGGCGGTGTGTTAATTTTGCCAACAGAGTTTCGTTCAGTCAAGACCGCAAAAATAATAAAAGGCACAAAAATTGTCGATGAATTTAGAAACACTGGTCCATATCATGATGGTCGTCCATTGTTTCGTTCTAATCTTTCTCCTACAAATTATCCTGTCAACACTTATCTGGTGTTTAATAAGCAAAATGTCCGATACTGTTACAAATTGCCTTTCCCAAGAATACGATTGGACTAAATTATAGCTTGTCTTTACAATTCAAGTTTGCTATATTCTTTTTCAGTTAATCGTGATTATCTGAGGTAGTTTCATGTCTAAACTTCCTACACTTTATCAACAGTTCATTCACCTTTCTCGATACAGCCGATGGCTGTCAGATGAAAAAAGACGAGAAACGTGGGAGGAGACTGTTGATAGGTATTTTAATTTTTTTGAAACACATCTACAAAATCGTTGTGAGTACGCGCTCAAAAAAACAACTCGCGAAGAGTTGAAAGAAGCAATACTTACACTTGATGTTATGCCATCAATGCGATGTCTTATGACAGCTGGTCCAGCATTAGAGCGCGATGAAATTGCCGGCTATAATTGCTCCTTTGTTGCTATTGATAGTCCGCGTTCTTTTGATGAAATTCTATACATTCTTTCGTGTGGTGTAGGTGTTGGCTTTTCTGTTGAGCGTCAATACGTAACACAGCTGCCATCAGTGTCGGAAGAGTTTTATGATACGGATACAACAATTGTAGTGCAAGACTCTAAGATTGGTTGGGCAAAATCACTTAAAGAATTAATTGGACTTTTGTATCAGGGTCAGGTGCCAAAAGTTGATGTCTCTCGCGTTCGACCTTCTGGCGCACCACTTAAAACATTTGGTGGTCGTGCATCAGGACCACAACCACTTGTTGCTCTTTTTGAATTCTGTATTAAGACATTTAAAGCAGCCGCAGGACGTAGACTACAATCTATCGAATGCCATGACATTGTGTGTAAGATTGCAGAAGTAATTGTTGTTGGGGGTGTTCGTCGTTCTGCACTTATCTCTCTTAGCAATCTTTCAGATGACAGAATGCGCGCAGCTAAATCTGGTCAGTGGTGGATAGAAAACGTTCAACGAGCACTTGCAAACAACAGTGCTTGCTACACTGAGAAGCCTGACATTGGCATCTTCATGGACGAATGGAAGTCTCTGTATGAATCGCGCTCTGGTGAACGAGGTATCTTTAATCTTGTAGCAGCAAAAAAGAGTGCAGAAAATCTTGGCACAAATTCTCATGGTGCTCTGCGGCGTGATGTGTCAAAAATTGCCGGTACAAATCCATGTGCTGAAATTCTTCTTCGTAACAAAGGCTTCTGTAATCTTTCAGAAGTTGTTGTTCGTGCTGAAGATACAAAAGAAACTCTACTCAAGAAAGTTGAAATTGCAACAATACTTGGTACGTTTCAATCGTCACTTACAGACTTCAGATATCTTTTAAAAGAATGGAAGAAGAATGCAGAAGAAGAGCGTTTGTTAGGCGTCTCACTTACGGGCATCCTTGACAACTTGTTTATGTCAACTCCAAGTGATGAACTCAAAGAGTTTCTAGTTGAGTTGCGTGATAAAACAATTGAGACAAATCGAAAGTGGTCAAAGTTGTTAGGTATTCCTGAATCTGCATCTATCACTTGCGTAAAACCATCGGGCACAGTATCACAGCTCGTTGATAGTGCTAGCGGCATTCATCCTCGACACTCTGATTACTACATCAGAACAGTGCGATCAGATAACAAAGATCCACTTTGTATACTCATGAAGCAGATGGGTTTTCCTAATGAACCTGATGTTACAAAACCAGAACACACAACGGTGTTTTCTTTCCCTGTTAGGTCGCCAGATCATGCTCGTTTTAGAAATCAAGTGACCGCTATTCAGCATCTTGAGTTGTGGATGTTTTACAAGAAGTTTTGGGCAGAGCATACGGTGTCTATCACAATCTCTGTAAAAGAAAATGAGTGGCTAGATGTTGCAGCATATGTGTTCAAACACTTCGATCACATTTCTGGAATATCATTCTTACCATTCAGTGATCATGTATACAAACAAGCGCCATATCAAGACTGCACAAAAGATCAGTATCAAGCACTTTGTTCCAAGATGCCTCAGGATGTTGACTGGTCGAAATTGCATATATACGAGAAGGAAGATACGACCACATCCACACAAGAATTGGCTTGTGTTGCAGGTTCGTGTGAACTTACATAATGGGAAAGAAAGCAAAAAAAAGTTGTGTATGCCATGAATGTGAAGTTGAATTTGATATAGTCATCACCAGCAGCCCCGCCGGCCGCCATACTCCACAGATTTGTCCTTTCTGTGGAGATAGCGTTGACATTAAAGATGACCGACCATTTCTCAAAGACTTTGATGAGTATGATGAGTTTGATGATGATGGGTATTACACTGAAGATGAAGACGATCTTGATGATGAAGATTAGTCATGTCACCAGTCACAATAGGAATAGATTACTCGATGTCATCGCCTGCTATTGCCGTTCACACAGGTGATGTTTGGTCTTTTGATTCATGCCAGTTCTATTTTCTAACGTCTGTAAAAAAGTTTGAGATTAAGACGCCTCGTGTTGAATCGATGCTATACAAGAATTGGCAATCAAACGAAGAGCGATTTGATTACATCTCTTCTTGGTCGTTGAACATCATTAAAAAACATCCAGATGCAAGCGTGTTCATAGAAGATTATGCATTTGCAGCCAAAGGTGTTGTGTTTCACATTGGTGAGTGTGCCGGCACATTAAAACACAAGCTTTGGCTAAACAAGTTTCAATATAAAACATTTTCTCCACCATCTGTCAAAAAGTTTGCATCTGGCAAAGGTAACGCAAACAAGATTGCCATGCATGATGCATTCATAAACGAGACTGCATTTAACATCACCGCAACCCTCGATTGTAAAGTTGGAGATAGTCCTGCAAGTGATGTTATCGATGCGTACTATGTTGCCAAATATGGCTTCAGCAGCCTCTCTACGAAAAACTCGTAGTCGCATTCTAGGATCGTTTTTAAGCAAAAATAGTCATAAGACGATACTTTACTCATCTTTTTAGAAATCGCCGTTCCTATTGCATTTTCGTTTTCTAACTAGTTGATTTTATTAAGCGAAAAAAAGCGATTTTTTCGTTGTTCTGTTCTCTTTTTAGTGTTACTCTCTCAGTGTTCAAAACCGTTTCTTTCCAAATTAAATAGAGCTACAACAATGAGAGCAAAATCCAGATACGCTGTTACTGAGGAAGAGCCACGTTTAAAGCCTGTCGAAACAGAGAGCATCGAATCACAACTTAGTAAGATGCTGACTTGGTACAATTACAATCGCAACAATGAAGATGCAAAAAAGTATTTTGTAGAATTCTTAAGGCAGTCTGGAGAACCATCAGACACACTCACAAAGATTGAAGAGTGCTCAACGCTTCCTTTGTCGTGTACGATTGGATGGTTGTGTCGCATTAAACTTGTCAACATTGATGCTATGCCCAAAACGTATAGTGAAAAAATTGAACGAGAGAAGATGCGAGTGCTTCAAGTTGTTCTTGCAAAGAAAACTGTTGAAGAAAAGCCTCAAGCTGAGAAAAAACCAAGCGTTCAAGATCATCTTGAGAATCAATTGCGAGAGCTGTTGAGTGATCTTGCACTAAAGATCGATGAGTTTGTTGAGACTCGTTGTAAGTCTGCATTCAATCCATATGAATGGCTTAAATCATTTAATGTTAAGCATCAACATGCAAAAGGTATAGCTGAATATTTTGAAAAGAATCTTTTGTCTGAATTGCGTGATGCTGAATCTGGAGCATGTGAGCAGTTAGTTGAAGCATATTCGTTTTTGAAAAAAGCTGAACTTAAAAAGTTTATCACATTTGTTGAGTCTATTGTCGAAGAGTCTCGCAAGTGGAGTGATGTTGCAAAACAGATCTCACTCAACAACAGAGCACCGCGAGCAAAGAAGCCAAAGTCGCCACTGAAACAAGTTGCAAAATTAAAGTATCAAAAAGATCATGAAGGACTTAAGAGTATTCCACCAACACAGATTTGTGGAGCAACACAACTTTGGGTCTACAACACAAAGTACAGAACACTTGGCGTATACATTTGCAATAACGCACATGGATTCTCAGTCAAAGGATGTTCAATCTTAAACTACGATGCAACTGAATCAGTAGCAAAGACTTTGAGAAAACCAGAAGAAATTCTTCCAAAAGTTTTCGAGTCTGGAAAAGTTGCACTCAAAAAGATTCTTCCAAATGTTCGTTCTAAGGAAAAGAAATTGACTGGACGAATTAATGAAGATACAATACTCCTTAAAGTTGTGTAATATGAATACGATATTTTTTGACCTTGAAACTACTGACTTAAACACTGTTGGACAAATACTCAACTATGCCTTTGTAGAAGTTGATGCCAACTGGAACATCAAGTCCATGTTGTGTGATAAGATTACGATCTCTCGCACACAATTGCCGTCGCCTGGTGCCATCTTAGCAACTCGCACTGATATCTTTGAACACATAGCAGAAGCTAAAGATCCAGAACATATTGCACTAGCAAAAATTCAGAAATACATTTCTGACATAGTAGAGTGGCAAGAAACTCGTCTTGTGGGATTTAACTCAAATAAATTCGACGTGCCGTATTTGCGAACAAGCATGATAAGAAACGGATTGAATCCATACTTTGGAGGATCAATTAAGTATGGTGATGTTCTTCATGTTGTTCGTAGACTTGCATGTGACAACGCAGAATTTTGTAGCAAGCTGCAACGAAGAGAAGATGGCCGCTTAATTTTTCGTCTTGAGTCTGTAACAAAATCTCTTGGTCTTCTTGATCCATCAGAGATTCAAGCACACGAATCATTGTCTGATGTAATGCTTACAATCAAGCTCGCAAAATATCTTGCAGAAAACTACGATATCGACGTTAGATCATACAGTTCGTATGAGATTAACAACAATAGATTTGATGTTGTTAAAGTTTTTCCATACACAGACCAGAATGGACAAAAAGTCTCTGATGAATATTGCTACTTTACGGTACTTGAGCAGAACAAAACACAATCGTTGTTGATCAATCTTAAAAAGTTTGAAAACGGCGCATACAAAGATGCTGTTTCATGGTACAACAAAAACACATCAGCACTCTATGTTCAAGAGTATTTGAAAAATGCTGATTTGCGCGACCGCGCTAACGTAGCTCGCGGCGCATTGTCTGATATCAACTTGCAGAATTTCTGGCCATCAAAAAATTGTGATGTTGAGCAGTTCATCTTTATGATGCCAATAAACCAGATATCTGCACTATATGATGCTGTCTGGCGTCGTGACTTGTATTTAATTAAAGAGACTCAAAGTAAGTATGCAAGCCAGTTGTATTTGCGATTCTTGTGCAACACTGCCGATCTTGACCAAGTTGAGCCTCAACTAAAAGATTATGCCCTGTATCGCTACGGCGGAAAACTGAAAACTGATAAAGAAAATTTTGATGTTCAATATCAACCTGGAGTCTATAGTGAAAGTTTTCATCCAACGTATAACGAATTGATTGTGCAAATTGATGAACTTGCAAAAATTCCAGAGAATCAACACATCATGTCTCAGTTAAAAAAGTTTTATGAATCTAGCGCCATTAGTGCTGTCGCTAGAAAGGAACTTCTAGCCATCAACAGGAGCAAAGATGCCGTACAAGAAAACAATTCATGTGCTCATAGACAATAACCATGCAGCTACAATAACAGTGGATATTAAAGACAATTATGCAACAGAGATTGGTACAACCAGCAAAATTGGTGACGAGCTTGATAAGTTCCTCACTGAGCTTATTAAGAAGAATTCTGACAAGATCAACCTCCAATGAGATGCCACAGAGAAGAATCAATCTTCTTAAGCAAGTTGATTTTTTGATCGACACTCTTTCAATGTCAAAACTTGATATTCTATACATGGAGAATTTAAAGATGCCACTTGCGCCAGATGAGCGCATTTACTTTACACAACAGATTGACCGAATCAATAGCGCACTAAAGATACTTCTTTGGATGCGACACAACATAGAAACAAATCAAAAATTTTGGAAGAAATTTTTACATTGGGGGTAACTTATGGGATTCATCATTACGGGTATCATTGTTGCATTTGCATTCTTTCTTGGTCGCACCTTAGCTAGAGTTGAAAATGCAATGACGTTCAAAGATCAACTTTTGTTGTTTGTCACGATCATAATCAAAGTTGATCAGTTGCTTTCATTTTCTGGTAAAAGCATTAAAGATTTGAGTGCTCGTGAAGTCATCGAAAAAGTTCAACAACAATTGGATCTAATGAACAATGGCAAGTAACGCGCTTGGTATAGTTGTCACGATTATTGCATGTGCAATTCCATTTTACGCCATCGGCTATCGATTTGGCTACGAACGCGCCATTAGTGACATGAAAAAGATTCGTTTTAGGAAGTAACTTATATGGATATACTCATCATCGCAGTTGTTGCAGTGTTTAATTTTTTTCTTGGCTCCTGTGTTGCTTATGTCGTAAGTCTGCAACACCAGAGAAAGAAAGAAGACGTTGAAGAGAAAGAAATTTATTGTCATGGGTTTGAAGACGGCATATATTATACTATAGACGAATACAATCCTGAGATGTTTAGAAAAGAGATTGCTGAAGCTCGTTACAAAGAATACAAAGCTATTAAGTATGGTCCAGAGAGGCATTAAACTGATATGAGCACAGAACACATTGAACAAGAGACGACACAACAGAAGCCTTGGCAAAAAGGTTTTAGTCTAGCACACATTAACGCAATTAAAGATAATTTTGCATGTTACAACAAGTTTGCATTCTCTCCGTTTGCGCAGTGGAATGGACCAAAGATCGCAGACTCTCTTTCTAAACAAAGATTAGTTCCTATAAACGGCGCTGGATATATTGACACTCACGTTGCAAAGACGAGCACAAACATTGTCATGTACTACGATGTCATCATTGGAAAGAAACTCAGGGGAGACAGAATCATTAATGCTATTGGTGTTGTTGATGGCGGCTCAACCAAGATTATGATTGATGCAATCAAAGAATTGGCATCAAAGGACACAACACAATCGACTTGGGCATACATTTGGGAAGAAGATGAATCACAACGCAACGTCATTGAGAAAGCGGGCTTTAAAAAAGTTGGTATTAAAGTTACTACGTTCTCTGAGATCTACGGTGTGTACTTCAAAGATGCAGTTGACGCAACAACAGCACGAAAGCATCCATATGTTGATCCAGCAGAACAACTTTCACTCGTTAAATTAAAGACGCCTGAACTCACAAAGTTGTGCGACAAGATTGCAAAGAAACTTGATGCACTTGATGTTGAGTATGCAAATCACTACTCAAAGCACAACAAAGGACGTGCATGGTCTGCAATCTCACTCAGAGGGTTTTCACAAGACCCATCCTTTATCTCTAAGCCAGTGTGCATGGGCGAAGCGTGGAACAAAGAACATGCTAATGAGTCATATGCTCTTCAAGATACAGAAATGCGAGCAGTGTTTCCTGAAGTTGAAGAAGTTGTAAAACTACTTGGACTTGGAACTCAAGAGCGCATTCGATTTATGAGACTTGCTCCAGGTGGAGGTGAACTCACTCGACACACAGATCAAGTTGAGCCTGATGCTGGTGTTACTGATGGCACGTTGATGCGCATTCACTTGCCAATCAAGACAAACCCAAAAGTAGACTTCACGGTATGGGATTACAGAGGACAAGAGCGCACAGTAAACATGACAAAGGGAGAGCTGTGGTATCTTGACATACGCAAGCCACACAGAGCTATAAATGGTGGTAATGAAGAGCGCATACACCTTGTAATTGATATCGGAGCTACAAATGAGCTTAAATCTCTCCTCCCAGACGAAGTTGAATAGAGCGACAATAGATCAGCTAGATGAGATCTTTAGTCACTTCTATAATTGCCGCGAGTGGTTTCCTCACATACGAAAAGATTATGTTGAGCGAAACATATTTGCAGGCAACGTCATTTACGAAGATGGGGTCATAATCATTTTCAATCAATACAAGCGTAGACAGCGTATTGGTAATGTTGAAGCCCAGCGAGGCGATTTCATACTTCATCAGATATTGAATCCATATAGAAATGTAGACAAGCGTATTGATGCGTCTGAAGTCATGAAACGATTCTGTGCCGAATGTGCAGCCAATGTGTATCTGTCAGTTCGTGAAGAAAATGAACGTGCATGCCACTTCTATTTGAAAAATGGATTTGAGCAATCGGGCAGGATCGCATGGTCAAATGGAACTCTTCCTGGATTGGTTTTTATCCATAGAGCCAAGCCACAAAAATAAAATGTTTACACACTGATTCAAATGTAGTAATATTGTTATTATCGATATTGACACAGTAGGAGGCCTTATCATATTAATTGACTTCAACCAAACTCTGATTTCAAACCTGATGTCTCAGATTAGTTCTAACCCAACTTCTCAACTTTCTGAAGATATGATTCGCCATATGGTGCTTTCTTCTATTCTTTCATACAAGAAGAAGTTTGCTGACAAGTATGGTGAGATGGTGTTTTGTGCTGATGACAGACGATACTGGCGCCGTGATGCATTCCCATACTACAAAGCCAATCGCAAGAAAGCCCGTGATGCATCAAAGCATGACTGGAATCTCATCTTTACAACACTCAACAAGATTCGTGATGAGATCAAAGAAAAGTTTCCATACAAAGTAATTCAAGTTGATGGTGCTGAAGCTGACGATATTATTGGCACAATGGTGCGCTACACTCAGACACACAAACTTTCGACAAACACTCTTGACCCCCAACCAGAAGATGTTCTTATCCTATCGGGTGATAAAGATTTTGTTCAGCTACAGAAGTTCTCAAATGTGAAACAGTTTTCGCCCATGATGAAGAAGTTTCTTACAACTGATAATGCACAAAAAGTTTTGCTTGAGCACATTATCACTGGCGATTCAGGCGATGGTGTTCCAAATTTCTTGTCGAGTGATTCTGTTTTTGTGACCGACGGTGCTCGACAGAAACCAATACGAAAAGACAAGCTCGCAGAATGGGTTGCCCTTGGAGACCCTGAAAAGTTTTGTGATGATTTGATGTTAAGAAACTTCAAAAGAAATCAGATGTTGATTGACTTGGATCAAACGCCTGTGGAAATCCAACAGAAAATTGTTGAATCTTATCAAAAAGGTCCATCAGGTGACAGGCGAAATTTACTAAATTACTTTGTAGAAAATAGGCTTAAATACTTATTAGAAAGTATTTCTGAGTTTTGAGGAAACAGTATGTCGTCATTGAGTATTGCTGAGATTGTTGGAAAGTTGAAGTCTGCAAAGACAAAGACTGAAAGAATCGAAATCTTAAAAAACAATGATTGTGCCGCACTTCGTGGCATTATCAGAATGAATTTTGATGAGTCGCTTGTACTAGCACTACCTAATGGTAGACCACCGTTCAAGCAAGCAATTGTACCTGACGGTTTTGGAAAGACGACATTAAAATCATCTGCTAAAGGATGGTATGTTTTTATTGAATCATTATCACCAAATATCAAGCAGAGCAAACGCGAGCTGATGTTTATACAATTGTTAGAGAGTTTGGACAAAAGCGAATCTGAAATACTTGTACAAGCTAAAGAACGAAACCTCGACCTTGGCTTGACTAAGAAAGCAATTAACGAGGTGTTTCCTGGGCTAATAAAGTCTGAAGGTAGTAAAGATGGCAGCAAAAAAGAGTCCTCCAAAGGCGTTACCAGCACCAGCACCAACACAGCCAGCACCCCTAAGGGCGCTAGTTAAGGTGTATGAAGTCTTGCTGACTTTTGATACGAACAAGACAAACGAGCAGATCGACGAAGAAACAAATCAATTAATTGAAAAGATCAATGCGTTGTTAGCCACCCACATTAAAGATTCTCTTCCACAAATCTTCAAAGATAAGCAGAAGAAGACTAAGATTGCTATTGTTCCAATAAAACCAGAAGATTTGGAAGACTAATCACGACCAATTCAATCAACAATACGCACCAAATTGTCTAAATAAAAGTTTAGGCAAAACGGTGTTATGCTGAAACTCATTTCTATAATCTTCAAAATCACTCGCTATACGATCTCCGTGGCGTTTTATACACTTGCTACGTTGGTGCTTATAGGTCTTATACTTAATCCATCAGTTGCGCTCAACTCAGGGGCTTCTGTCACTGTGACGGCAACTGACAGGGCAATGATACATGAGTTGTTTCCCAACTCTTCGTGGAATGATGTTGAGCCTTGCGGACTTCATTTTGATGAGCAAAAAGAATTCAGCACCGCATTGCAGTGTGTAAACACAAACGTGTGGCCTGAATCACCAATTGTAAAAGAAGAATTTACACATATTCCACGGTGTTTTGTGGTAAAAGCAAAATCACCTGACGTATACACTAGCCCAAAAGCTGGTTTTAATTTCTGGCCTATATTTGACGTTACGCCACAGGGTATTGCAGCAGGTGCTGTTGTGGGTGTTTATCAGCCGGAAACTCGCACAGTGTTCATTGTAGAGAACGTAGATGCACCTATGGTGTATCGACACGAGTTGCAACATTACTTCTTACACATTCATAACCCAGAAACAGGCGGCGGGGGTCACTTTCAAGAGATTTGGAAGAAGTGTGAAGCTCCGTATTATACACCGTCGGAGAAAGTAACAAAGAATTTACCAACTCCGACAGCTACGGAAACTCCAAGTAACTAATTGAACGTTACTTTGCTTTTGGTTTACGTGTAGACTTTTTAGTTGTCTTTTTGGATATTTCTGCTGGTGCAGCTGGAAGTGGTCCTGCCTTACATGCCTTTTTCAATCCAAGTTTGAAGAGAATGCGACAAACCAAACACGTAACTTTCTTTTTAATACTCATATTGTACACCCTTAAAAATAGTTGTTAATTATTTAGGGCCGACTTTTTCCTTTTGTTTCAATTTGGATATTTGTCGCTTTACATGAAAGCTGTTCTATAGTATGATAGTTGTATGAACATATTCTTTCTTGATGAAAATCCCCATCTTGCAGCCCAGTACCACTTAGACAAGCACGTAGTAAAAATGGTCTTAGAGTCTGCACAACTTCTATGCACTGCACACAGGCTTCTTGACGGCATCGAAACTAAACAATCCAAAACTACTCGCTCTGGTAAAATTCGCAATGTCAAACGTTATGTGCTTGCTAATCCACTTAACAATGAACTTATGTACAGTGTGACACATATTAATCATCCGTGCACTATATGGTGTTGCGATAACATAAATAACTATATGTGGTTGTATGAACTATTCGTGGCGCTGTGTAATGAGTACACGTTTCGCTACGGCAAAAAACACAAGACCGATCTAATGTTGCGTGACATTCTCAAGTCGCCACCAATCAGCATTTCTCATGCGCCATTCACTACACCCGCACAAGCAATGCCTGATCAATACAAGCATTCTAATCCTGTTATTGCATATCAGCAATATTACATGGGACCAAAAGCTGTGTTTGCAAAATGGACCAAACGTCCAGTCCCATCGTGGTTTACACCGGAGCAAGATTACCATGCCAATGTATGATTACAAATGCTCAGAGTGTAAACACACTTTTGACAAGATACTAAAAATTGCAGATATAAACGCTCCTGAAAATGAGCCTTGCCCTCATTGTGGCAAAACAAATTGCATAAGTATATCAGTAGGAGCTCCGGCTTTGATGAGTCCTTTCAGAGTAGAAGGTTTAAAAAAACCTTCGGGACAATTCAGAGAAAGAGTTCAACAGATAAAGAAGGGATTGCCTAAAAAGACTACACTCAAGGATTACTAAAAATGGGTAAAAGGTCGCGCAAGTTTCACAAGCCGAATCCGCAGCATCAGCAGCATCAGCAGCAGGAAGAGCAAGATCAATTTGGTGTTGAAGAAATTCAAGATGAGTATCGTCGTCAAAAGAAAATATTGAAACACAACTTCAACCTTCAAACTATTCAACCTCTTACCGACAACCAAGATTCTGCATTTCATGCAAATGGCAATGGTAATAACCTATTGTTATATGGTGTTGCTGGTACAGGAAAAACATTTCTTGCAACATATTTTGCAATCAACGATTTATTGCAAGGTCATGCAAGACGCATCATTATTGTGCGTAGTGCTGTAACAACTCGTGACCAAGGATTCTTGCCTGGAACACTCCAAGAGAAGATGGCATTATATGAAGCTCCATACAGAGAGATTTTTGCAGAGCTGTGTGGTGGTCGCCGTGATGTGTATGACCTTCTTAAGAAGCGTGAGTATGTTGAGTTTATGTCAACATCATTTATTCGTGGTATCACGTTTGATGATGCAATCATAATTGTCGATGAAGTACAGAACTGTACCATGCATGAAATTGATTCTATTCTTACTCGTGTTGGTAAAAACACTCGCGTAATTCTGTGTGGAGACCATAGACAAGATGACTTAAAGATGGCAGGTAAAAAGCATCAAGAATCTGGTATTAGAAATCTTGTGCAGATTGCTCGCGCCATGCCCGTCTTTTCTACAATTGAATTTAATGTACAAGATATTGTGCGTTCAGGATTTGTTCGTGAATACATCATCACAAAGATAAATTTGGGCTTTGAT